CATCTGTACATACCGTTCTCGATTGATTCCGATTGTTATCCCGCTCATCTCACCACCTCAATAATCAACCTATCACCAGCGCAATCACTCAGGATTGCCACGTTGTCGCATTGGAATGTAACGGCACTCCAGCCTTCTTCAAGCAGCTCACCGATTGCGTGATGGATGGATTCATACTTTGTTACATGGCGAGATGGCGAAACAAGACCATCATGCGCCTCGATGTGAAGTCTGGTTGTAATCACGGCTCACTCCTCTCTTTGATTGCCTGCATGACTCGGCGCTTGGCTTCGTCCATAATAATACTTACTATCAGTCGATTACCATCAGACTTTACCCAATCTGGAAGCTCTTCATAACACTCATCAGCAGCAACATTTACAGCATCATCAAACTCATCCATCTCACCAAGCCGCTGCGCGTACTCGTCGGCTTTCATGCTGTTGTAGCCGGTCATTCCGTGCGCTCCAGCTCATCCAGAAGTGCATCCGCGTAAAATACTGCATCCTCTACAAGCTGGCTAGCTCTTGATTTGTGGCGAATGTCATATTGCTTTCCGCAAGACAGCAGGCCAACCATTGCATGCATCGCCATCATTTCGCGCTTGGTCATTCCGCCACTCATCACCTTGCGCTCGCGCAGCGTTGGCGCTCCGCTTGGCACTTGGCTTGCGTCGATGTGATATTGCTCCACAACCTCGCAAGGCATTGCTGGTCTATCTGCATTTATCATTTTCATCTCCTTCGTTGTCGATACCTAATCATGGCACCACATTAAAACTATTACAACCCCTCTATGGTAAAATTCATGCATCAATCAGTGGGGTGACAGATGGAACAATCAAGAGCAGAGATGCTAGTTAACCAGTGCCAAAGCGCACTGGAGCGAATCAGGATGGCGCGGGTAAGTCAGGTGATGGGCTCTGACAGTAAGCATGGCTCGCTGTATCGGGTGTTTGGGCTACCAACAGAGCTGACGTTCGAGCACAAGAAAAACATGTACGACCGGAACGGGGTGGCTGGTGGTGCGATTGACAAGCTGGCAGGCAAGACCTGGGAATCATATCCTGAGCTGGTAGAAGGCGAGCCGTCAGCCGAAAACAAGGTTGATACGCCGCTCGAAAAAGAGCTGCGCAAGTTCTGCAAGCGAACGAAGCTGTGGCGAGCATTCCGGGCCATGGACACAAAACGGATGGTTGGCAACTATGCTGCGCTGATTCTGAGGATTGCTGATGGTCAGGACTGGAGCCAGCCAGCAACCAACGTCCGCCCAGACCAAATCGTGGGCTACATGCCAGTGTGGGAATGCCAGCTTCGCGTAACCGACACCGAAATGGATCGCACTTCTGAGCGATACGGTGAGCCGAAAGCATGGGCCTATCAGGAGATTGTCAGCTATGACAACTCGCTCAACACTAAGCCAGTTCAAGAAGTGAATATCCACTGGACTCGCGTGGTGTACTTTGGCGATGTGTTCACGGATGGCTCCACTAGCGAGTTCGGCAACAATCTGCTGGCTCGCGGGTTCAACGCTTTCACAGCCATCGAGAAGATCAACCAGTCTGGAGCGGAAGGGTTCTTCAAGAACGCCGCCCGCCAGCTCCAGGCCAACTTCTCGAAAGAGGCCCGCATGGGTGAAATCGCCCGCATGATGGGGGTGAAAGTCCAGGAGATTAGCGACGCATTCCAGGCGGTGGGGCGAGACCTGAATAGCCAGTTCGACAGCTTCATGGTGACTCAGGATGTGGACGTTAACGCCCTGACGGTATCCATGCCGAACCCGCAGGAGTTCTTCGATTGCTGCCTGCAAGAGGCTTGCGCGTCACTTGGTGGCTTCCCTGCAACTGAGCTAACGGGTCACATGACTGGCGACCGCTCAAGCTCAGAGAACAACAAGGTGATGGCCCAGCTTGCCACGTCTCGCCGCGCTAACGTGCTGGATAATGACATCGAGGACTTCTTCAATCACCTGTCTGACATTGGCTGCTTCAAAGGAGCTGAATTGTCTGCCGTGTGGGATGACCTTCTCGACCCGTCAACTGGCGACAAGCTCGAAAACGCCAAGAAGATGGCCGAGATCAACCAGATGGGCCTCGGGCTTGGTGAGCGGTACTACACACCACAAGAGATTCGCACCGAGTCAGGAATGGAACCAGAGCCAGAGGATGGATTCGAGGAATTGCCTGAGCCTGAGCAACAGCCAGAAGATGGCATCGAGCAGCAATAAGAAAAGCCCCGTCATGGGGCTTTATATTTTGAGTGGATAGCTAATGCTATAAGCTCTTCCTTGAACTCGAGCGGAGTTGCATTTGCATCTCGCTTACTTAGGGTTGGTTTGTTTTTTCCCTTTCCACGCTTGTCGTAGAATCCGACTTGGTGGGTTCCTGCAAACCTGTCCCACCTCAAGTCAAAAGGCTTAGTTAAGCCGCAATAGTAAAGCCATGTGGCCTTTCTGGCCTTGTGGCCATAAGCAGACTGCCACACCTCGCACACCCAGCCATCTCCTGATCTTTTCCATCCAGCTCCAGAAGGTTTTTCAATCCCGTATTCATCAAACGCATATGATCCCGCAGGGTGCTCAAGAACACCGCCAAATCTATTGACAGCATTGATCGCAAACTCAAAGCAGCCACCATCATTGCCTGGCCTGTTGTGCTCTCCACCCCATCGCTTAAAGTTAACTCGAGCCAGCTTCCCCCACAATTGGCATGGTGGGTGGCAAATTACAGGGCCATATCCGTCATAACTTAGCGCGTTACGCTCAACTGGCCATGGATCTATTCTGCTAGCGTTTGAGTAACAACCATCACCCTGCACGAAAATAGCTGAAACAATCACCACTCCACCCCCATTGCCAAAATCACACATGCCACACTTAACGCCAGAATCAACAGACCTTCGATTGTTGGTTTCAAAGCGATAGCTCCTTAATCAAATCCTCCAGCTCTTGCTGCTTCTCGATGAATCTCCGCGCATCCTGACGCCGCTTGATTGCCTCCATGTCGTTGGCATCCTTCCGGCGCTGGCGTGAGTTCGGGAAAATCTTACTCATTGCAATCACCCTCTTCGGCTCGGATCTTCTCATAAACAGAATCAGCTATTCGCTCCATCATGTTTTCAATGTCAGAAATCAACTGCATCTCAAGGGAAACCTCATCAATGAAGTGGGCACCCATACCTATCTTGCGAATCTCAGTAATTGCCGAACTTATGCGCTTGTGCATCTCACGCATCACATCTGATTGATAGCTCATAACTCAATTCCTTTCATTGCTCGATATGCTTGCAGGTACATGATTTCGATTATGACTTGTGATGTGATCATTTGTAGTTTACTCCTGCCGAGTCAAGCGACAACTTAACGACATCGATTGTTTCTTCAAACGCCTCCGATGCGTAGTCATACCCACACTCCGAGTGGCGCAGGCTAGTTGGCAACTCAACCACCAGCGCGGCACGGGAGGCTTGCCACCCCATCCATGCATCATGAGTTGAGGGATAATCATAATCACCGCACGAATCCCTTTTGAACCAGTCACCCTCGCATGGCAGCGAGTATTCATAAAACCACTCTTCGAACTCCCTTCGAATTTTCTCACTCATCGCCTTTCTCCTTCATTGCTTTGTCAATCATCCCGTCAACACTATCGCTTGAGCCGTCAAAGAAGTCATCTACATCGTACTCGTGACGGGCAATGTCACGCAACCACCGATACCTTTCCGCATCCTTCTCGGCTTCGCGCAGGCGTGTTATTAACTCATCAGCTAGCGCCAAATGTATCTCGATGTTCATTGGGCCCTTGCCAGCCTTTGACATATCCGTGTCGCTAACCATCAACTCGAAATCTCGAATATTTACCATTGAATCAATCATCATTGCCATCCTTTATTGCCTCTTGCCATCCCCACCAAGCCGCCCCAGTTGTGCCGAACGGCGTTACTTAGCTGACATAACTATATCAACGATCCTATCGAACAACCTACAGTCGATTAGATCACGTTTTTTTTTAGCGAAGTTACTATCTCAATTTTCCTATTAAGCCACGCTTTATGTGCTTCTGTATCAGATTCAAAGTATCCCAAAAACTCCTTTTTGTCTTCAATTGGATTTCTACAATAAGCCTCAAACGAACCATGTGTAACCTTGAAGCTAGCCCCTATTGCAAACTTACCCCTCATCTTCTTCCTGTCTAGAGTTATGCAGTTTACCCATGCCGGAACAAATATGCAGGAATCTGGCGAGTAGATCTTTCCAGTTCCAAGTATGTCCTTATCTAGATGCCAACCATCAACACTGTTTGTCAGCCACCAATCTCTAAATGAGCTGAAAACAAGCCACTCTCGGCACACACTAACACCATGGTATGTATTGTTTTTGTCGCGCAACTTTTTGCTGTAGCACCTATGAAGTATGTGCTTCCAGCAAAGGTATGCTGGGCACATTACTTTCACACCATCAATTATTTGATTTGTGCAATATTCAGCGTCATTAATGCCAAAACCAAAAATTGGTTTTCTTTTGGATTTTGATCTCGCGCCTGATGGCTTTGATGACTCAAGCCAATATGTTAGCTCGCGCCTGCTCATAGATAAAATCTCATTTATCACCAATTTACTTCACCTCGAAATCAATTA